TGATGAAATGGACGATGACTCGCTCATTCGGTCGCTGGCTCGCGGTGAGCGGCGCAGCGTCACTTTCGAAAAGCGCGACATCACCAAGGGCAGCACCGGTGCACCTGTACCGACCTCGTTCTTTGATCAGGTTCTGTACATCGCAAAGTCCACCGGACCGATGCTGCGCACCTCGACCGTCCTTAACACCTCGTCTGGTGAGGACCTCGAAATCCCGTCAATGACTGCTTACTCGACCGCCGCGCTTGTCGCGGAGGCCGGTTCGATCGGCGAGTCTGATCCGACCCTGGCGACCACGACCCTGGGCGCATACAAGTACGCTTTCCTCCTGCAGGTCTCCTCGGAGCTCCTCGAGGACGCGCACGTGTCGATCACCGACATGGTTGCGACCAACTGTGGTCAAGCCATCGGTGTAAAGGTTAACAGCGAGTTGACCGTCGGCGACGGTTCATCGAAGCCTAACGGCATCGTCACCGCCGCTTCGGCTGGTGTGACCGGCGGCACCGGCGTGACCGGCAAGTTCACCTACGAGAACCTGGTTGATCTCGTGTACGCGGCTGACCCCGCTGCTCGCGCTCTTCCCGGCTTCGGGCTCATGCTTTCGACGTCCGCCGTTGTGGACGCTCGTTTGCTTCAGGACGGTGCAAGCCAGTACATCTTTGCCCCGTCGGCTAGTGACGCGACCCCGGACACCTTGCTCGGGTTCCCGCTGATTGAGAACAACGCCATGGCCGCTGTCGGTCTCGGTGCTGTCTCTGCTCTGGCTGGACACTTCCCGTCCTACTACGTTCGCCAGGCCGGCGGCATTAAGTTGGAGCGTTCCGACGATTACGCATTTGCTAATGGTCTCGTGACGTTCCGCTGCTCGCTGCGGGTCGATGGTGACCTGCCGCAGACTTCACACGTGAAGAAGTTTACGGGCGGCGCCTCCTAAGAGATTAGGACCCTAAGCGTGGTGGGGGGTGGGGCACGCAGGACTCGCCCCCCATCACACTCCATTAAGATAAGGGAGAACAATGGCTTTGTACGCAAGTGTCGCCGAGGTGAAAGCGGCTCTGCATATTACCGACACGGTTGATGACTCTCTTATCACAATGGCCGCCACGAGCGCGTCGGCGTTGATCGACGGTTACTGTGGTCGCAAGTTCGATAGCGCGTCAGCAACTCGCTACTTCATTCCAGAGAACAGTTACGTGTTACAGATTGATGACTTGGTTTCTGTGACCAGTATCCAGACAAGCAGTCAGAGTGACGGTAACTATGACGTGACCTGGGCAACAACTGACTACCAGTTAGAACCTCTGAACGGTTTAGCCGACGGTATTGATTTTCCTAGCACACGTATCCGAGCCATTGACCGTTACGTCTGGCCGGTGTCGACAAGTCTCGGTGGTTTCGAAGCGGACGTGAAGATTATCGGGACCTGGGGTTTCTCTGCGGTGCCCAGTCAAGTGCAGCAAGCAGCGGTTATCCAATCCATGAGGATCTTTAAAAGACTTGACAGCCCTCTGGGTGTCGCCGGGTTCGGAGATTTCGGTGCAATGCGAGTTAGCCGAGGACTCGACCCCGATGTTGCGCAACTTGTTGCCCCGTTCGTAAAGTACAAGGGCGTTGCTTAATGGCGACGATCAGCGAGATCCGTAGCGGTCTCGCCACAAGACTCGGGACCATTAGCGGGTTACGAACAGCAGCAACTGTACCGGACGACCCGAATCCTCCGCAGGCAATAATCTTTCCGCAGGACGTCCAGTATGACACGGCTATGGCTCGCGGACTGGACACGTTTAACTTTACAATCCTAGTTATTGTTGGTCGCATAGATGAGCGATCAGCACAAAACTTACTTGACGGTTACTGTACCGGTACAGGTTCGTCAAGTATCAAGGCAGCCGTCGAAGGTGATAAAACCCTAGGCGGTGTTGTTAAAGACCTGCGCGTTACACAGATGCGCAATTACTCCGGTATGACAGTGGGTCCGAACACCTATCTGTCGGCGGAGTTTACTTGCGTTGTTTACAGCGATTAAAGAAAGGGAAACCCAATGGCAATCTTTGCTGCCACAGACTATTCCATCACGATTGGTGGAACCGATTTCAGCGCGGTGCTGGTTTCGGCCGAACTATCTATAGAGTCCGAGGACATCGAAACAACTGCGATGGGTGACACGTTCCGTACGCGCATCGGTGGTCTCAAGACCGGTACGCTGACCTTGGAGCTCCACCAGGATTTCGCGGCGAGCGCAACTGATGACACAATTTTCGCGGCTCTCGGCACCTCGGTCGAAGTTGTGCTTAAGCCGACAAGCGCAGCGGTCGGTACCGATAACCCGACGTATACGATGAACTGCTTGGTTACTCAAACCCAGCCGTTTAACAGTAGCGTCGGTGACCTCGCCACGCAGAGCGTGACCTGGCCGATTGACGGTGCAGTTACTCGCGCCACCTCGTAAGTAAGAAACCCTTAAGGAGTCCTGCTATGAAAATGCTGTTGCGTGTTTCCTCCGAGGGCGGATCCACCGTCGATGTAACCGTGTCGGCGGTGGATCTTGTCCGCTTCGAGGAAGCCTTTGACAAATCAGTAAGTAACTTCCAAAGTGATTTCAGGATCAAAGACTTGTATTGGTTGGCGCACCACGCCATGCAGAGACAGGATCCAACCTTACCGGATTTCGACACCTGGATTGAGAATACAGATCCAGATATTGAGATTGCGGAGGATCAAGAAATAGTCCCTTTGGAGACAAAGCCGTAACCTGGCATGTGGTGCATTTGGCGTATGAGTTTGGTCTCGCCCCGTCTGCTGTGCTAAGCGAGTCGCCGCGCATGATAACAACAATGCAAAGATACTTGCGTTGGCGTAACAATGAACATCGTAAAGCCCAGCAGAAAGGTCGCAAATGAAAGTTAAGGCCTTCGGGTTTCGTAACACGATCGCTGTTCTAAAGGAGCTCGACGCCGACGCCGCAAAGATAGCGGTCGATGAGATCAAACAGGAAGCCGTTGCGCTGCGTGACGAGGCTCGGCAACTTGTTGACCCGAACGGGTTAAGCGGCTGGAAAAACTGGCGCGGTGGTTACGACGCAGCAACTATTCGCGGCGGGATCAAAGTGACTCGCGCCAAGAATAGGCGCAAAGGTCAAGTCTCCAATAACTTTATGGGTGTTTTTAACACGTCACCGGCTGGTGTTATCTGGGAGTTGGCGGGTCGAAAGACAGCACCGAGTGAAAGCGTATTCGTGCAGAAAGTACAAGAGAGGTCTGGTCGACCAGCCTCGCGGTTACTGTACGCCGCCTTTGACTCGTCGGAAAAGTTTAACAAGGACGATGCCTTTAAGAACATTAGCCTGGCTGTCGAAAAGGCGCAGAAGCAGGCGCAAGCAAAGTTAGGAGCATTAGGTGGCTAAAAACGCTGTGCTCATTAAACTGCTTTCAGAGTTCGACGGCAAAGACCTTGCTCGCGCCCAGCGTGAGATCGCCAAGATGCAAGCCAAAACTCAAACATTCGGTAAAAAGTTTGAGGCGATGGGGCAAAAGATCCAAGATGTTGGTGCTTCGGTAAGTAAAGCCGGCGGCGGTTTAACGAAAGGTCTAACCTTACCTATCGTCGGGATAGGCGCGTTGTCTCTCAAAGCAGCGGGTGACTTTGAGAAATCCATGAACAAGGTTCGTGCGATTAGCGGAGCCACTGGTGAGGACTTCACTGATCTGCGAGACCTCGCGCAAGAGTTAGGGCGCACGACCGCTTTCACCGCCGGCCAAGCCGCAGACGGAATGTCCTTTCTCGCCATGGCGGGTTTTAAAACCAACGACATACTGGAGTCTATGCCTGGTGTTCTAAGCCTGGCGGCCGCGGGTCAAATGGATCTCGCAACTGCTGCGGATATTTCATCGAACATTCTAACCGGCTTCGGTCGAACATCTGACCAGATGTCCAGCACGGTAGATATCCTGGCGAAAACATTTACATCATCAAACACGGATCTCGTGCAACTCGGTGATGCAATGAAGTACGTCGGCCCGATTGCGGCGAGCGCGGGAATGGGTTTCGAAGAAACAGCAGCCGCCGTAGGCTTACTTGGTAACGCTGGTATCCAAGGCAGCATGGCTGGCACAACTCTGCGCAACGTCATTAGCCGACTTCTGGACCCCAGTAAAAAAGCCGCCAACACCATGTACGACCTGGGTATCCAAGCCGAGGACGGTTCATTCGCATTCTTGGACGCGGAAGGCAATCTTAAATCTTTCGCGGATATCATGGACGTTTTCGCAAAATCGGGTGCGAGCACAGCGGATCTCATGGCGGTGTTCGGTGCCCGAGCGGGACCCGGTATGGCTGCCCTACTTGGTCAAGGTTCCGGTGCGCTTACCGAACTTACAGGTATGTTGGAGACGTCCGGCGGCACAGCCGATAACATCGCCAGCACACAACTGGAAGGTCTCAACGGCGCCGTTACGAAGCTCAAATCCGCTTTCGAAGGTTTAATGATCTCTCTCGCGGATAGCGGTTTACTAGATCGCGCCGCGGATCTTGTCGAGCAACTAACAATGTTCGTAGGTAAACTGACGGAAGGTTTTAGAACGCTGCCGCAGCCTATGCAAGAAATGATTATCAAGGTGGCTGGGATTGCTGCCGCCATCGGGCCGGTTCTATTAGTGGTCGGTAAACTGATAAGCATTTTCGGTGCCATTGTGGCTGCGATCAACCCAGTCACTTTGATCATCGCTGGTGTTGTGTTAGCGGCTGCTGCTCTCGCCGCCGGCTTCATGTATCTGTGGAAGAACAGCCAAACATTGCGTGACGCAGTCAAGGCTGCTTTCGAAAGAATACGTGCCGCAGTCATCGGTGTCATTGACCAGGTTAAGAAAACCCTGGAAGAAAACCGCGAAACATTAATGCAACTCCGTGACGGTTTTAAGATTGCTGCACAGTTCATTGCGGACAAGGTCGTCCCGATCATCGTCGAGTTTTACAGCATTTACCTCACGAAACTAATCCAAGTGATCGGTTTCATTATCTCGGCTTTGATTAACTTGATCGGCTTCTGGGTGAAGGTGATCGGTAAGATTGCTGAAGTATCTGTCGCCATCGGAGAGTTTTCCACCGAGGCAGTTTCGCGCATTCAAGAGTTTGTGTCGGGTGTACAGACCGCGTTTGTGGAGACGTTCACAGCCATTCGTGACTTCATCGCTAATGTCTTTAATACCGTTAAGGACACAATTGAGTCCACGATAAAAGGCGCGATTAACTTTGTGATCCGAGGCATTAACAAGATCATCGGTGCATGGAATAGCCTTAAGTTCGAAGTGCCACAGTTTACTGTCGGTGTCGGGCCGGCAAGCAAAACATTCGGCCCGTTCTCTATCGGTACGAAAGGTCTTGCTTCGATACCGGCTCTTGCACAAGGCGGTATCGTTACTCAGCCGACCTTGGCGTTAATCGGTGAGGCTGGACCGGAAGCCGTTGTCCCGTTATCTCGCGGCATGTCCGGTTCTAACAGCACCAGCAATATCGTGATCAACGTGAACGCTGGTATCGGTACAGATGGTCGCGCCGTCGGTCGCCAGATAGTCGAGGCTCTGAAGCAGTACGAAAGGCAAAACGGACCTCTGCCTGTGAAGGTTGCGTAATGGCTATCCAAGTTGTCTTTGCTTTCAGCCAGGACGCCGGCGGGGTCACAAACTTTTTTGAGCTAGATAGTGCGGTCAAGGGCAAACTTGACAACACTGTCTACACTCTCGGTGGTGATTTCTCGCTTGTAGATGTGACCGATAAAGTGCGGACACTTAGTATCTCTCGCGGGCGTAGTGCTCTGCTCGGTGAAGTGCAGGCGGGTTCTGCTTCGATCGTGTTGGATAACCGCGCAAGATTATTCGACCCGTTATCGGGTAGCGGGGCCAGTTTCCCGTACGTTGATAACATTGTGCCGCGTAAAAACGTGCAGATCCTGCTG